GCTCTACAAGAACGGGGTGCTGGTCGGGTCGACCACCTTCACGCTGAACTTCGGCGAGACAGCGCCGCAGCCCGGCGCCGGCACGCTGACGCTGGCCGGCCTGGCGCCGACCGCCTCGCTCACCGCGCACGTGATCGCGGCGCCTGGCGCTGGCAGCGCGCTGGTGTCGGGGCTCGCGCCGGCGGCGGTGCTGACAGAGAACATGATCGGCGGCCCGGCCGCCGGGGCGGCAGTGATCGCCGGCCTGGTGCCGTCGGCGGCGCTCACCGCGAACGTCGTGGTGTCGCCGGCCGCCGGCGCGCTCACGCTGGGATCCGACGCACCGGCGGCGCAGAACGGCAACAGTCGGACCGTGCAGCCGGCCGCCGGCACGGCGACGCTCTCCGGGATGCAGCCGACCGCGGTGCGCACCGACCACGTCGCGGCGGCGCCCAGCAGCGCAGCCGTGGCGTTCGCCGGGCTGGCGCCGACCGCGCTGGTCTCCATCGCCGCGCAACCGGCGGCCGGCTCGCTCGCGTTCGAAGGCGCCGCGCCGCTGCTCCTGATCACGTCCGGCGTGCAGCCAGGCGCCGGCGCCTTGGCTTTCTCCGGCGCCGCGCCGACGGTGGTGACGACCACGGAAGCGCTCATGCAGCCAGGGGGCGGCGCACTCGCGCTGAACGGGCTCGCGCCGGTGGCGGCCGTCACTGGTGACTTCGCCCCAGGCAATCGAAACGTCTGGCTCGCAGCACGCAGGCCGCGCGTGGTGCGTGTCCTTGCTCGCAGGTGAGAAGCATGATCCTTGAGAAGAGAACCTTCGACCGCGCGACCTTCGACATCGACTGCTCGTCGCTGCTGGACCCCGACGAGGTCATCACCAGCGTCACGACCGTCACCGCCGATCGGGGCGACTTCACCTTCGGCACGCCATCGGTCAACAGCGCCGAGGTGGAGTACGAGGAAGAGAACCGCACCGTCGCCGCCGGCAAGGTGATCCAAGTCCGCATCGAGGACGGCACGCTGCCGGAAGGCAAGACCGAGCTGATGTGCACCATCCGCGCGCGCTTCGTCACGTCGCTGAACCCGCGGCTCGAAGCGACGGTGCAACTGCGCCTGACCGACGAGCCGGACGCCGCCGCCTGCGAGTGCTGAATGGTCGCGAAGACGACAACCAGGGTTGAAGGTCTCCGCGCCCTAGGCGAGGCCATGCGCGGGCTGACGGCGGACATGCAGGGCAAGGTCGCGCGCGCAGCCACGAACGCCGCGGCGCAGGTGGTGAAGAAGGGCACGAAGGCGAAGATCAGGTCGAACCCGTCGATCGAAACTGGTTCGATGCTGGAGGCGGTGATCGTCAAGCGCGTGCCGCCGGCGCAAACCGACCTCACCAGCGAGCACATCGTCACCTTCCGTGGCCGCGGCAAGCCGACGAACAAGAAGGGGCAGAAGATCGCGCGCGCGCCGCATGCGCACCTGGTGGAGTTCGGCACGGTCCACCAGCCCGCCGAGCCATCCCTGCGCCCCGGCCTTGAAGAGAACATCCAGCCGGCCACGGCCGCGATGGCCGCGCGCCTGAAGCAGCGCATCGACAAGGCGGGCGGGCGATGAACGCGCATGCCGTCGTGCGGGCCGCGATCGCATCCCTCGTCGGCGGCCGCTACTACCCGAGCAAGTTCCCGCAGGAGACGACGCGCCCGACGTGGCCGGCCATCCGCGGCACGGTGGTGACGCGCAACAACGATGCCAGCTTGTGCGGATCAGGTGACGAGGCCGACGACAGCGTGCAGGTCCAGCTCGACATCTGCGCCGAGGACTACGACGCGGCGTTTGCGCTGCGCAGTCAGGTTCGCGCACTGATGGAGGCGCTCGACCCGCCGTGCGTGCGACAGCCCGGCGGCTTCGAGACATGGGACGCGGAGGCCAAGGTCCACCGCATGACCGAGGACTGGGTGTTCTACCCGTCCACCGACGACGCTCCGTAGCAGGTTTCCTTCGCAGGAGCCGGCCCCGCTTCGGCGGGGCTCTTTTTCTGACCTGACAAGGCCGCCCACCGAGGCGGCCTTTTTCGTTTCCGTAACCGGCCGCATGAGCGGCCATTTTTCTTTGAGGAGCCCGAAATGGCCGGTGGAAAAACCTTCAAATTCGCAGGCAGCACCATCGCCGTGCTGACTGGCTTCGACAGCGACTCGCCGCCCCAGGCGATCACCGCGATCACGAAGGCGAATCCCGCCGTCGTGACCAGCACGGGCCACGGCCTGGTGGACGGCGACGTCGTGCAACTCGACAACATCGTCGGCATGACCGAGCTCAACGATGAGGAGTTCATCGTCAACGTGCTCTCCTCGAGCACGTTCGAGCTTCTCGGCGTCAACAGCACCGACTACGGCACCTACACGAGCGGCGGCACGATCGCGGTGGGCCAGTTCTCCAACTTCTGCGAGCTCACCGGCTACAACCGGCAGGGCGGATCGAAGCCGGAGATCGACGCCACGTCGCTGTGCTCGGAAGCCGCCGAGAACGAGTTGGGACTGCCCGACTTCGGCACCACCCAGTTCGACTACAAGTTCGCGCCGCGGACCGCCATCCAGATCGCCATCCAGACGTTCGACCTGTCGGGCGATCGGTTCGCGACGCGGATCGATCTGCCGAAACAGGGCGGCCGCATGGTGCAGTTGGGCACGGTGCAGCAGACCAGCGAACAGGCGAGCGTCAACGGCATCTGGACCGGCTCCACGACGATGCGCAACAGCGGCCGGCGCTACGACTTCGAGGCGGCTGCCTGATGGACCGCGCGACCCTGATTGCGGCGTTCAACTCGACGCCGCTGGAGATCCGGCCTGTCAAGGTGCCTGGCTGGGGCTCGTTCCATGTCCGTGAGCTCACCCTCGGCGACATGGATCTGCTCAACAACGCGAAGCGGGCCGAGGGCGCGTCCGCCGTGGCAGCGCTCGCGATGAGCGCCGCCTCGATGATCTGCGACGAGCAGGGGGCACTCCTCTTCGACGTCAACAGCAAGGACGACATCGCGCTGCTGTCGAAGCAGGGGTTCCGACGCCTGAGCAAGGTGTTGGAGGTCGCGAACACTCTCGCCGAGAGCGACAACGAGGGAAACGCCTAGACCCGCACCGCGAGTTCGTGCACGACCTGGCTCTGCACTTGGGCATGACGGCCGGCCAGCTGTCGCGCTCACTCACGGTTCGGGAGTTCGGCGACTGGCAGCGATACGCCGGCACGCGGATGCTGCCGCTGCGGCGCATCGAGCTCTACCTCGCGCAGATCGCGTACTGGATCGCCGGCACGGGCGGCGTGAAGGACGCGTCGCTGCAGGACTTCATGTTCGACAGCATCGGCGATGACGAGGCCGACGACGGCGATGGAGACGACCTTGAGCAGGCAGTTGAATTCTTCGGCTTTGCGCCGGTGAAGAAGGGGTGACGGATGGCAAATTCTCTCGGCCGGCTGCTCGTGAGTTTGGGCCTCGACGCCTCCGAATTCACGAGCGGCATGAGCAAGTCCGAGGCGCAGGCGCAACGCTTTGGCCAGCGCCTGGAGCGCTCAATCACCGCCGGCGTGCTCAAGGCGCAGATCGCGATGGAGGTGCTCGTCCAGGCCGCCAGGCTCGCGGGCGAGGCCTTCCAGGTGCTGACCACCGGAGCCGCGGACTTCAAGGACCTCGAGGAGACGACCGGCGCTTCGGCTGAGTCCATCGCCAGCCTCGCCGTTGCGGCGGCCACGGCAGGCGTCGAGATCAGCAGCGTCGCCGGCTCGATGAACAAGCTGACGAAGGGGCTGGTCGGCGTCGACGACGAATCGAAGGCTGTGGGCGCCGCGCTCAAGGCCATCGGCATCAACGTCAAGGACTTCAAGTCCCTCGACCCAGCCGCACAGTACGAGGCTGTCGGCAAGGCCTTGGGCGGCTACGCTGACGGCGCCGGCAAGGTAGCCATCGCTCAGGCGCTGTTCGGCAAGCAGGGCGCCGAGCAGCTGAAGGTGTTCAAGGCGCTGGAAGAGGCTGGCGGCCGCCAGACCATCCTCACGCAGGCGCAGATCGAGCTGGCGGACGCCTACGCTGACCGGCAGGCCAAGGCATCCGCCGAACTGCGGATCTACGCGCAGGCCGCAGCATCGTCAGCGCTGCCGGCACTCACCGCGTTGACCGACGCCGGCACCGAGCTGGTCAAGAGCCTGCTGGGCGTCGACAAGGCGACAGGCGCGCTCGCCACGAACAACGCCATCGCCGAGTTCGCGCGCGACGCAGCGATCGCCATCGCGACGCTGCTCGAATCGCTGCTCGCCCTCGTGAAGGCGGCGCGCGCTGTTGGCGGCAGCTTCCAGTCCGTCGCCGCGGACTCGGATTACCTGGTCGAGGTCACCAAGAACCTCGCCAACCCGGGGCGGCTGCTGTACGAAGAGAACCGCAAGGCGCTGGCCGACGCGCTCGAGCGGCGCAACAAGACCGCACAGGAGGCGAACCAGCGCTACGTCGACCTGTGGAACTACGACGGCGCGCGCATGAGCAACGCGGTGCGCGCCGCCACAGACCCGCGCGCGCGGCGGCTCGACGCCTCAACCGATCCGCGGAGCACGACGTTTCAGGGCGGCGAGAAGCCGAAGATCACGTTCGAAGGCCCGCCGGACACCGCGGCCGCCAACCAGGCCGCGCAGGAGCAGCGCCGCATCCTCGACGGACAGTTGCGCCTGGTGCGGGACTTCGCGCAGCAGCAGGCCGACGCGTACGCGTTCGCCAACCAGTACGCACGCGGCGCCTACGACGACGGCCTGCAGTCGCTGAGCGCCTTCTTCGAAAGCCAGAAGGCGATCCGCGCTGCCGGCCTGACCTCGCAGCTGGAGGCCATCGACAAGGAGATCGCCGCGCTCCAGGCCTACGGGCAGAAGGCGGCCAAGCCAGAGCAGCGCATCGACGCGGAGAACAAGATCGCCGACGCGATGGCCAAGCGCGCCGACCTGGCGCGCAAGGCGGCCCAGGAAGGCATCCTGGCCAACCAGGACGAGGCCCGCGCGCTGAAGCAGCTGCAGGACCGTTACGACGACTTCCGCGCCACGCTGCTGTCCCTGCAGGGCGACCGCGGCGGCGCAGCGGCGATCGGCATCGACAAGCAGGCCGAGACCTTCCGCAAGCTGCTCACGCAGTCCGGTCGCGATCCGGCCGAGGCCGACACGTTCAAGCGCCTGGCCACCGACACCGAGGCGTTGAAGAAGGTCCAGGACGACTACAACCGCTTGCTCGAGCAGGCGCGCATGCAGGAGGAACTGATCGGCATCGCGGCGCGCGACAGCGGCGCGAGCGAGATGGAGGTCATGGGGCAAGTCGCCGCAGCTCGCCGCGGTTCCCTGGCCGATCTCGACGCCTTGGTCGAGCGCGCCAACGAGCTGGCGCTGGCGCTGGGCACGCCGGAAGCCATCGCCTTCGCCGAGCGCCTGGGCGTCGCCTTCAAGCGCGCAACCGCAGAGGTGGATCCGATGCTGCAGAAGCTGCGCGATGTCGGCGAGCAACTCGGCTCATCGCTCGGCCGCGCGTTCGAGGACTTCATCGTCGAAGGCAAGGACGCGAAGGACGTCGTGCAGAGCCTCTGGAAGGAGATCGCGCGGATGGCCATACAGGAGGCCGTCACGAAGCCGCTCAAGAACTGGCTCGGGAACTTGTTCAGCGGCATGGGTGGCGGCGGCGGGGGTGCTGGCGGCGGATCGCAAGGCGGCGGCGTCAACTGGGTGAGCCTCATCGGCTCATTCTTCGGCGGCTTCTTTGCCGACGGCGGCTACCTCGGCGCCGGCAAGTGGGGCATCGCCGGCGAGCGCGGCCCGGAACTGATCCGCGGCCCGGCCAACGTCATGCCGATGAACAAGGGCATGCAGATGGCACCTCAGGGCTACCGCGGCGCGGCCGGCGTCACCATCAACCAAACCATCATCGCGCAGGCCGGCGCCAGCCGGAACGAGGTGATGCAGGCATCCCTCGCCGCGAAGAACGCAGCCGTGGCTGAGATCCTCGAGATGCAGCGGCGCGGTCGCTCGCAGTCGGGCGGGAACTGACATGGCGATCCACACCTGGCCGGCCGTGCACATCCCGAAGCTGGCGCACCAGCGCGTCATCACGAACGGTCGCGCCAACGACAGCGCCGAAAGCGGTGTCACCCAGACCGTGACGCGCCCCGGCGGCCGCTGGGGGCTGTCCATCACCATGCGCGCGCAGCCCAACGATGCGCGCGAGGACTTCGAGGGCTACCTCGTCGGCCTGAACGGTCGCGAGCACCGTCTGCGCATCTACGACTGGAAGCGGCGCCGCCCGCGCGGCACGTGCAACCTGACGGGCGTCACGCTGGGCGCCGACGCTGCGCAGTTCGCGACGACCGCGACGCTGGCCGGCTGCGGTGCCGGCAAGACGCTGCTTCGCGGCGACTGGATCGGTTTCTCGTCCGGGCAGCTCTGCCGCATCACCGCAGACGCGACAGCCGACGGCGCAGGGGCCATGACGATCGCCTTCCAGCACTCGCTGCGCACCGCTCTCACGTCCGGCGCCGCGTTGACGCTCGACAAGCCGACGGCGCTCTACATCCTCACGGAGCCGATCATCGAATTCCCGAGGCAGCCGGGCCCGACACAGCCGGAGTTCGGCTTCGACCTCGTCGAGGTGTTCTCATGAGCCGCACCGCGCTCGATGCCGAAACACTGGCCGCACTGGCCGCGGCGAACGTCCAGCTGTTTGCGCTCGTTGAGCTCGACCTTGAAGCCGGCACGGTGTACCTCTGCGATCTCGCGTTCGATGTCGAATGGAACGGCCACACCTACTTGGCCGCGCAGGGCATCGGCACGATCCAGCCCACCACCGAGACCGACACCGAAGCCAAAGGCATCACCTTCACGCTCGCCGCCGTCAACACGGCGGCCATCGCCAGCGCGCTGACCGAGCATGTGCAGGGTCGCGGCGCGCTGATCAGGCTCGCGGTCGTCGACGGCACCACGCTGCGGGTCGATCCGAACGTTTGGTCTGGCGTGCTCGACGTGATGACCGTCGAAGACGATGGCCATGAGCCGGTCATCCGCGTCACGGCCGAGCACCAGATGATCGCGTGGCAGCAGCCTAGCGGGGCGCTGTTCTCAGATCCAGAGCAGAAGAAGCGCCACCCCGGCGACAAGTTCTTCGAGTTCGCC